CCAGATGTTGGAGTTCGTGGAGCTCAGCGTAAAGAAGCTGAACCTGTGGAAGAAGTTGAGGAGGTCGAAGGCGAAGAAATAGAAGAAGGCGAGGAAGAATATGAGGAAGTTGAGGCTTCGAACGTTCCAGACCCCGTAGAACCTACCGCTAAAGAAATCGTCTATAAAAAAGACCAAGTTCAAAAGATTGTTCAAACCCGAGTTGGTACTATCCAAAAGCAGATTGATAAACTGCAACCGTATAAAGTGGCATTTGAACAGATGGCTGAGATAACGGGAATGGATACTGAGGCTCTAATTCATAAGTTAAACAACATGCCCATCTCTGAACAAGCTGCTATACTTGGAATGAAACCCGAGGAAGTTACCGCAGCTAGAACAGCTAGAACTGAGTTAAATAAACAAAAGAAAACAACTCAGTCACTACAGCGACAACTACAGGAAGCAGAACTTAAAACAAATGCGTCGTACGGTGATATGGATTTATTCAAAGATGAGATGGATGTAATAATTGAGGCTAACCCAAATCTTACTTTGAAACAAGCCTATACATTGGCTAAAGGCGATACGGGTTCTGCGGCTGTAAGAGATGCGGAACAACGGGTAGTTAATAAACAGGTTAGTAATTCAAGAAAGAAAGTTGTTAAAGTTAAGGGAGCAGGTGCTTCGGATGGTTCTCCAAAATTCGACGCTGGGATAATCGCTGCTGCGAATAAAGTGGGTATGTCTCCGCTAGAGTATGCCCAGTATAGTGAAGTGAGTAACATCGACCAGTACAGAGCTCTTAAGGCAAGAGGAAAGTCTAAAAAATAAGAAAGAAGGGATTATATTATGAATGCTACGTATCTAAGAAGTTTAACTCACAGTCAGCCAATCGTTGTAGAAGGGGTTGTTGCTGACACCATGACTATACTTGTGGGAGATTTGGTTTGTATCTCTGCAGGTCTAATCAATAAAGTAAGCGCATCTGCACATACCCTGATATTTGGTATAGCTCTGGATGCTATAACTACTACTACTCATACGACAGCTTCTACCTGTAAGGTATTACTGTTGGATGAATGGTCTGTAATCAGAATGGCATACACTGGTACTGCAAGTAATCTTGTGGAAGCTGATGTATGGACAACTGCTTACGATGTGTCAGGAACAACTACGCAGCTCGTTAATATCGACGATTCATCTGGTGGATTCCTAATTCCAACCACACTATTGGCAGCCAATAAAACTGGCTATATTGATTGTGTTTGTAAAGCTTCGGCTTTATGGAACGCATAGTAGAAAGGGGAGAAAAACATTATGATGGGTTCTGGAAATTTTCAATCGCTAATGCTTCCAAAGTATAGAAAAGTATTCTTTGATGCATATGACGAAATGGCTGAGCAATATTCCGATGTATTCAATATGGATACATCTAAGAAATCGAAAGAGTACGATTACCATGTAAGTGGTACTGGACTGTGGGAAACCAAAGAACCAGGCGGAACTATCAGTGAAGAAGAAATCGATGTAGGAGACGAAGTTACGTACACTCACGTTGCGTATGCTAAGATGATTACTATCGAAAGAGAACTTGCTGATGATGAGCAGTATGGTGTCATGGAGAAACTTCCTAAGAAATTAGGTCGTGGCGGTAGAGCAGTTGTTGAAACTGTATCTGCTAATATTCTTAACAATTCATTCACTGTTGCCGGGTATGATGATTCATATCTTATCGGTTCTGACCATCCTTTGATTAATAGTTCTTCAACAGTAAGTAACTTAATGACTACTGCTGCTTTGTCTGATACTACTATCAAAGAAGGTATTACATCTATGAGAACAGACATGTTAACTGAAGAAGGATTAAAAATGCAGGCTACTGCAAAGAAACTAATTCTTCCTCCTGACCTTGAATTCACTGCATTGACAATACTCCAGTCAATGGGACAGAGTAATACTGCCAACAACGCTACTAACGTAGTTAAAGGTAGATTGGCTCCTGTGGTTATGGATTATCTTACTAGTACCACTGCGTACTGGTTCATGGATCCTATGCTTAATGAACTTAGGTTCTTTTGGAGAGTTAAACCTGAATTCAAATCGGCTGAGAACTTTGATAACATGGTAGCTAAGTACCGTGGATATTTAAGATTCTCCGTAGGGTACTCCGATTGGAGAGGTTGGATTGGTAACTTAGGAGCTTAGTATAATTAGAGGGGTTTATCCCCATTGAAGGGAGGAATAAATAATGGGTCAAGTATACGGTTCTGATATATCGAATTTTGATGCTATATCCTGTGAGAGATTATACGTTAATGGCGGACTATTTCCTGAGATGTATAGAAGAACTTATTATGTGGAAGCTAACGCTGGTTTGGATACCAACGATGGTTCAAGCTGGGAGAAAGCATTCAAAACTTTAACCGTGGCAATGGCTGCAAGTCATGCTAATATTGCATTAGATAGTCTTGGTTGGGCTGCTAGAAACAGAATTCTGTACAAAGGTGACAATGCCGAGGCTTCGGCTGAAACACTTACTACGTTAGCACAGAAAACTGACATCGTAGGTGTGGGTTCATATGACCACAATCCTGGTCCTAAATTGGTCGGTAACCATTTAATCGTTGGTTCGTACATGGGATGCCGTTTCATCAATATGGGGTTCATGAGTTTGGCTGCGGGTGGAGCAATATTCACAGCACCAACTACCGTTAGTGGTTTAGCGTTTATCAATTGTTTCTTTGATGGTAGAACAGCTACAGCCGCAACAAAAGCTATCGTTACTGCAGGCTGTGAGCAATTCTCAATTATTGGCTGTAAGTTTATTGGAAAATTCTCCACAGCTACAATTGATATTGGTACGGGCTCGGGTAGATTGATGGTAATCAAAGACAATGAGATTGAATCCGGAGCAATAGGTATAGCAGTTAATTCTGGTTACACTTGTGCTGACGCTATGGGACTGATAATTAATAACGTAATCAATGCGGTTACTTTAACTATCGATGAGAATAGCGATACTGTAAGTATCGGTGGAAATCGTGGTGGTACTGAGGCTGATGGTACAGTGGCTGCTTCGTTGGATTACAATGATAACCTTGCTTATGATAATGTATTTTATCATAGTGCAGGCGTTTCACAGTATCCGGTATTGGTTACAATACCAACATAGATAACGGGGGCTTCGGCCTCCTTTATTTTTTTAGAAAAAGGAGGAATGACTCATGTCTCAATTTGGGCAGATTATAACTGGAACACAACTGAAAGATAGATTACAAGAATTTGTGGGGGATGATGACGACTTAACCGATTCAACTGTAGCTGGTTGGATAAACAATGCTATCAGCGAATTTCCTGACATCGCTTTTGTAACACAAAAAGAAACCTATACCGACGTTCTCGCAAATGTGGCGTATGAATTACCACTGGATTTTGGTCAGTTAGAAGACTACTCTGTATTTAATTCAGAGACTGGAGCATATGATAGCTATTCAAAGAAAAAGAAAATCAGAATAACCAATCAGGATTACATTATATTTCCTGAGGATTTAGATACAATTAGTATGGAATATAACAGAGTACAAGACTTATATGATGATTTAACTGTGGAGTTACCACTAAGAAGACAACTAAGACCTGTGCTATATTACTATATATTATCCGAATATTACTCTAAGGATGGTGAGGGTAACGCTCAGGAGAATCGATTGGCTACCAATTATATTCTTAGGTATGAAAGACAGAAAGAAAGATTACTGAATAAACTAGAACATCGTGAGTCTAATGATACCGAAGATACCACAGATGTTATGTATAAGCGTTCTCGTAAACATAGTCCATATACTCAAGAATCAAACTTTGATGAGTACGATGGGAATGGTGATGTAATATGAGTATAAAATTAATACCAACCAAGGGTATGGGAGGTATTGATAGGAGGCATACTAGGAAACTCGGTATGTCATCTAACGGTAAAAACTTCTATACTCGTAATGGTGCATTGTTTACACGGGACGGAAATTCAGCTTTTGATACCGCGGGATTTAATGCAGCTATGGAGAGTTTACATTCCGTGAGTCGTATTGGTGTGGACACTCAAATACTGGTACAAAAAGGTAGAAAGCTTTACCATAACACTGGTAGTTGGGTAGAGTTAGGTAGTAATATTGTTCCTAATGCTAACTACGTACTTCATAGTACCCGATATGTTAACTCATTGATACTAGTCTGTGGACGCGGTGATGGAGCTGAAGGTGTGGCTACACTAGCGGGTGATGCGGTTACAAGTATTGCAGTAACTAACGGGGGTACACGGTATGATACTGCTCCTCTGGTGGATATATCCGGGGATGGTACTTTGGCTACGGCTACAACAACGATTACTGATGGTAAGGTTACTTCCATTACCGTAACTGCGGGAGGGTCGGGTTATACAACTGCACCGAGTGTTACTATATACCCAGCTACCGCTAGTATTGGGGCATGGGATTACGATATCAGTGCAGGTACATTAACGGCATTATCGTCCGGTGATGCTGATGTAGTTACTCACCGAGTACCTCAGATGCAGTATATTGTAAACTGGAAGAACCGATTATTCGGTTGGGCTCCTGATGGTACGAACAGTGCTTATATATATTTCTGTGGAGAAGATGATTATGGTAACCCTATTAAAGATATGTGGCCTGTGGACTATTACTTTAACATTAGCGGTGAGGCTGGATTACCCATATTGTCAGCTATACCGTATCAAACTCATCTATTAATATTAACCGCACGTAGCTTTTATAGAATGTGGGGAGATACCCCGGATGACTTTTCGGTACAATACGGTGGAGTTACTTCTGTACATAGTGCAGATACCTGTGTTATTGTAAATGATATTGTCGTGTGGTTGGGTGTAGAGGATGGTAACAATGTAATATACGCGTATACAGGTACTAGTCCAACTCGAATTAGTCAGCCTATTGATGAGTTGATTAGAGATAAGTCTTTAACCAATGTCCAAGCATATGCAGTTGATAACCAGTTCTGGTTAGTATTCCCGAATTCACCCACTAATTATACCACAGTTTACGTATACGACTTAACGGAATCAGAGTGGTATATATATGAATACCCGTTCGTATGGTCAACTGCGGTAACCCATGGTGAGTATAATGCAAGAAAATATTTACATGTGGCTATCAGTGAGATATCCAACGTAACTCATTACTATATTATGAAAATTGATAACAGTGATGCAGATGCGGATGGGCTAGCATCGGAGGTACCGATTACTACAGAATTCGTAGTAGGACCTTTTGAGATGGAAGGCATAAAGTTTAAGGCTAAATCTTTATACATTCAGGCTCAGCCAACGGCTGATTTTGATATTAATTTCTATGTACGTATTGATAGTAATACCGAGCGTGGACCTATTGTTGCTTCATTTGCCGATGCAGTTAATCCATATGGTGATTATGATGTAATTGTGGAGCGTGTTAGAGTAGGTCGTGTAAAGGGTAGCGTGGGTGTAATACGTGCAACTACCACTGATAGGATAATTGATTTACAGAAAATTGATTTGGTAATTAATCCCAGAGATGTAAAATAAGGAGGTGTAACCGTGCCACAAATTCCATTAAAGAATTTTAGTTATGGGGATGACCCAAGAAAAACAGTTGATATATTGAATGAGAATTTTAATCTATTAATGCATATAATGAACTATGGTAATCTAGACGCTATAAATGTAGCAGAAGCTTCTACAGTAATTAATATAACCGAACTTAATCTAGATGATATATACGAAGAAATTGAAGAAGTGGGATTACCCCCGGTGAAGGATTATGAGTTTCTTGATGAGACTAACGGAGACCCCATCATGGATGAGTTTGGTATTGATACCAAATTTATTAAATGGTTTAAGAATATGTGTTATAATAGTGGCTTTGAGTTGTTTGATAGAGACACGGATATTCCCCATTATTGGACAGGAGGTGTATCTTCACCGGATTCTAACTTCTTTAATTCATATAGTATGAAGTTAGAAAAAGATGATATATCACAACAGACTGGACAGGGGTTGGTGAACCCCCAGTATTACGACGATGTATCAGAAAATACCCGAATATCGTTCCATAAAAAGGGCGGTGCGGTTAAGATTGAAGTTTACGACGATGATACTTCAACAGCATTTAATTTAACCGATGAGGATGGGGGGGTTGCAGCCTCGAAAACATATGTGTGGAACTCCAACTGGGAACCTGCGGCTTATACAGTAAGCCTTACTCACGCAGCTACCACAAACATGAAGGTAAAGTTTACTAATGTGGATGCGGTATTGGATGCATACGTAGACGGGGTTATCATTGAACCTGACTATACTGGTAAGTATCCGAGTGCATACTCTGATGGTCCTCGGTCAAACAAAATGGATTACTTAACTGTGGGAGATACTGCTCCAAGCAATCCTGTGAAAGGTGATGTGTGGATTGATACCACATGATAAGGGGGTAAGAGTATGGCTAGTTGGTCTTCAGTAGCCCCGAAGTTAAACAGTCAATCATATATACAATCATTACGTGAGTTTAATGGTAAATTATACGGAGGTACTTTAACGGGCGGTAGGCTATTTGAATGGAATGACAGTAATGCATGGGTACAGGTAGCACCACAACTTGATAGTCAACAGTATATAATTGACTTAATAGAGCATGATAGTAAACTATACGGTTCAACTTATCCAAATGGTAGGTTGTTTGAATGGAACGGAACTAACGCATGGGCTAGTGTAGCTCCTGAATTAAATAGTCAAACTTCTGTACAGTGTTTATTATCGTTTGGCAGTGATATATATGCTGGAACTAATCCTGGTGGTAGACTATTCAAATGGAATGGTACTAATGCTTGGACACAAGTTGCACCCCAGTTTGGCAGTGAAAAGGGTATCATGGACATAAAGGAATTTAACGGTAAGATATATGGCTGTACTAATTTTACGGGTATGTTATTAGAATGGAATGGTACTAATGCATGGACTCAAGCTGCTCCAAAATATGGTAGTGAGACTAGAATAAATAAAATAGAAGTACATGGTGGAAAAATATATGGGGGGAGTGTACCTAATGGTAACCTACTGGTGTGGAACGGTACTGATGCTTGGACTCAAGCAGCCCCGAAATATAGTAGTGAAACCACTATACAATCATTGAGATCTGCTGGAGGGGTATTGTATGGCGGCTCCTCACCAAACGGCAATCTGTTAGCATGGAATGGTACGGATGCTTGGACACAGGCTGCGGCTAAATTAAACAGTGAAACGACTATAAGAGCATTAGAAGTATACGGGAATAAAATGTACGGAGGTACATCGGCTAGCGGTAACTTGTTTCTGTGGTCGGGTGACTTAAGTAGGATAAGAGAATACGATACAAGCTTCACGGGTAAGTTAGCTCAGGTTTATAGTGGAACAGTATGGGAAGATAAACCCCTACGGGTTTTTGACGGAACAGACTGGGTTTAAGAGAGGATGGTGGCTATGGCTACAGCAATACCAAAAGGAAAGAAATGGGTTAGGGATGTATACCCCGATGCTAAATGGGATGGGTCAACAAAAACAATTACATTACCCACAGGTAGAAAGTTAGCTCCGGGTGACTATGATTTAATTGACAGTAAGGCATACTTCAATCCGATTACACCGGGTAACTTAGATCTTAGCAGTCTCGTACCGGGAGCTAAGATGAATGATGACAGAACAATAAATCTAGGGGATAATCTGGGAACAATCGAGCAGAAAGATTATGAGTATGACGGTAATGGTTCAGCTTACGTAGACCCTTCGGTTCTTAGTTCACGGTATGCAGCTGATGCTAACAAACCTCGTACACCTGAGCAATATGCAGAATTTCAAGGTCAAGTAGAAAATGAAAGACGGCCTTTGTATAATCAACAGTCTGATAAATTAAATCGATTGATTCAGGCACTAACGGGAAAGATTGAAGCTAACATAGGTTCAATTGATGCCAGTGGAGATAGAGCTAGAGCTGGATTAAACACCCAGGAACAGGCTGCCAATAAGAGATTAATCGCAAGTCAGATAGCACGTGGAACATATACGTCAGGCTACTCCGATGCTCAATCTCGTGGGCTTGCTGGTGAGTTTGCTCCACAGTATAGTTTACTTGAAGGTGACCTATCTGCTCAACGTCAGCAGGCTTACTCTAGTGCAGACGCAGCACTGGGGGAGATATCCTCGAAGGGTAAAGACCTTGAGCGAGATTTTATGAGTCAGGTTGCTCAGGGTACTGATAGACTATTTACTACGGAACAGCAAAAGAAACAGAAGGCATTTGAAAATTTCGCCACAATCGTGGGTCAAACGGATAAACGTGCCGAGGCTATAATCAGACAGCTACAGCAGAAAGCGCAGATACAGGATAATATCACAGGTAAGGTTGGTTCAGAAGATGTGGCTGATTATCTTGGAGCTGAAGAAGGAGATCAGACTCTCTCTGGTCAACGTCAAGATTTACTTGAAGAATCCACGAACATTGACAATGCTCTT